TTAATATACAACCCCCCTCCCTCCCGAATCTCATCGCGTAGCGAAGATTCCCAACACAAACACACAGAACTACACAAAAAATACACAAAAAGGTGCAATTTAATTTATTAAATGTCATAACATGAAAATTGATACATCAATTGATGCCGATTCTTTCCAGTGGCAGCTTCAATTCTTTGAATATCCTGCTCCAAAACCATTGGTTGGCAAAATTCAATGAAATGAAATCTCCATCCCCAAGTTCCACCAAAAGGTCCAATTGGTCGAACTCGAAGAATCATTTCCTGATCTTTGCGCAGCGTTGAACATTCTTCAATGAAAGCAGGATAAGGATAAAAATCGGTCCAAACGTTCATGTTTTGTTGTCAGTATTTTCTTCATAGGCGATGCTAAAGACCAAAATGAAATTTCCAAAGATTTTTTCGCACGTGCAAGAAAAATGACTTTGGGATTTCGAATCCAGCAATCGCACGTGTTGGAAATCTCATTTTTGGTTTTGGAATCCTCATCCAAAACCAAAAACTGTCGAGATTCCTAATGGTATGTCCTCCCCTCCTCTCCACAAAACTCCCCACTAAACTACCATGGTTAGGGTTAGGGTTAGGGTTAGGGTTGTGGGTTAGGGTGTTGGGCTCCCTAGGCGCGTAGCGCCAAAACTCCCGACGTGTCTCGTGGGGGGGAAGCGAACTTAAGCTCACTCTCTAGAGAAAACAACAAAAAAATCAAGGGCAAGAATTTAAACAAAAAAATTCTGGATCTGGGTCTGGCAAGAAATCAGAGAAAAAAAAGTATGATTTTTCTCACGTGCGGTCTAGCCTCTTATTCCCTAGACCGCACGGACCTATCGGCCCTACGATAGGTCTAATTAAATTTACTAAGGAAATTTACTAATATATAGGCAAGGCAACAAGAATATTCGTTGGGTGTTCAGAATGTCAGTCTCTGATGACTTCGAGGCTGGCGCTGAACCAATCCAGTTGTATGGAGCTCTTTTAGAAATATGCGAAATATTTGCCTATCAACATGAGGTAGCCCCAACCACAGGCTACCGACATTATCAAGGTTATTTGGAACTCGTGACCAAAAACCGTCACACGTGGATTCAAAATCAACTTTTGAAACATGGGTTGCACTTCGAATATCTCGTAGGTGCAAAGGGGCTCCCCAAACAAGCCTGGGCTTATGCTACAAAAGAAGACACCAGAGCCGATGGTCCTTGGACTTTTGGGGAACCGCGTGACTCTGAAAAGGCCAACAAATCTTGGCTCTTCGTTAAAGCTATCAAGTCAGGCGCCACAGACGCTGAGCTCTGTGATTCATTTCCTGGAATGATGACTAATTCATTCTCAAATGCTAATAGGATTCGTCAGGCCTATGGTGTTCAACTACCAGAACCTGAACGAACTGTGCCATTGGAACTCTATTTGTTCTATGGTCCTTCCGGCACCGGAAAATCCCAATTTGCCCGTGATCAAGCAAGATTGGCTAAGATGAACCCATATGTCTTACCTATTGGTAAGGACTTTTGGGTTACTCCCGCTATGTGTGGCAAGAAGTATTACATCATTGACGACTTCAAGTCAAATCTTGGGTTGTCAGATCTCCTTCGTCTTCTTGACACTTATCCAGTCGAGGCCCCTAACAAAGGTATTGCTAGCAGCGAGTTTAGTAGTCTAAACGGGGGCGTATTTAATAACTTTGTTAGGTGGCCATATGTGGTGGATGCCAGAAATTATTGTCATTACAACCAATCGATCACCTCATGATTGGTATGACTACAATGCTCGTGACGATGAAAAGAATGCAGTATTGCGAAGATTTACTGCAGCTTATCGGTTCGATAAAAAGATTACTCGAACCCCTACACCAGTAGAAGTGGATATATTTGATCCAACTCAATTCTTATTGGAAAATCGTCCTCGAATTGCTCCAATATTTACAAGTGATGCATCAGATGGATTTCATCACGTTGGTGAGAAGAAGAAAAATGTAAAATAAATTTATTTTTTATCTTTACAAAAAAAAGATTTTCCTTTCTTAGGAGCGAGTACGTCTCGTAAAACTTCAACAGCATGTTTTTCGAGCCAGCATTCTACCATATCTTCTAATAAATCTCTTGTGACAACAAGAGAGTCAACGTCATCAAGATCTGATGATTCAGAAAATTGTTCACCTTCAGGTAATTTGTCATCCCATGCAACCTTTTCGCCCTGTGTATCATCTCCAAAGACGTCGATAATTGGTAATTTTCGTTTCTTTGCAGGTTGAGGATTGTCATCAAGTGAAAAATCCGAGACGCTATGTGCAAGTTTTGGTTTTGACATTTCCACGAACTCACGTGTCACATGTGTACTCATGCACGCACGTGGATGCCTTGTCGGAAAATGGCTAGAAGACGTGTCACAAGAAAAATGAAAAAACCAAGAGCGTCCGCTCGAAGAAATCCTACTCAAGAATTTCTTATGAAGCCGGCTATTAGAGCTCGAGGCAGTCGATCAAAACGTCAGGGCTATATGTCAGCAGCAATGGGAACTGGTTTAATGCCTTGCACAAAGAGATATATGGATTCAATCTTGGATCCATCAGGTGATGCTGGTCGTGGTGCTTGTGTACCATCAGGATTTCCAATTCCGTCACAGAAAGCAAGAGCATTTTTACGTGGGACAATGTCAACCGGAACAGGAGGAAATGGTTACATTTTATTCACACCATCCCTAGGGAATGATAATGCCATTGTTCGTTTTACAACTGCAGCAAATACAGCTGTTGGTACAGAAGCATTGAATAATGCTGTTTATACAGCATCCAATTCTTCTATCTCAGCAGGCAAACTGCCATATTCAACTGCACAAATTGCCTCTGGCAACATTGATGCTCGAATTGTTTCGGCAATGATCCGAGTCCGATTTGCTGGGGCTGAAGATAACCGAAGTGGTATTGTTACTTTGTTGGAGGATCCTGACCACAATTCCTTGTTCACTCAGACCCCTGCTCAAGTTGCATCTTTCGAAGGAGCAACAAGAGAACGTCCAAATGGAGATGGTGCGTGGTCCCAAATATGTTGGTCGGGTCCTTGTAAACAAACTGAGGTGGAGTATGTTAATACTGCCACCCAAACAACTCAAACTGATATTATGGCCATTCTCATTAATGGAACAACAAATTCAGCTGGTGCTCCTGGTCCCCAGCCATTTGAATATGAAGCATGGATAAATTGCGAATATATTGGACGTGATGCAATTGGTAAAACCGACAATCAGAATGATCAAATGGGAATGGACGCTGTTACGTCGATATTTAAGAAATTCGCCGGAACTCCTCAAGTGCAAGTGAACCCAGAAAGCGCTCCATCTATTCGTCAAGCTATCAGAACTCATCAAATGTCAGTGTCAGGTTCGGCTCTTCCTCGTCCAAAAACCTTAGCAGGTGACCTAATCGAGGGTGCTGTAACTGCATTTAACCCAGGATGGGGCCGATTATGGGGTTCTCTCCGTGATCGAATCAGAGCACGAAAATAAGGTATTTTTAACCATTCAAATTTCCTAATAATGATTAGGTGCAATAGCCGGTAATGGAATGGATGTGACTGATGATGAACTTCGTCAAATCGAAGAACAGGCACATCAAGATTTTATAAGACATCAAGAGGATTTATTACGCGCTGTGACTGATCGAAACATTCGATCAAAGAGACTTCCTCCTACGCCAAAATCCACTTCATCTGCAGCTCGAACTCGTCAAGCTTATAAAACAAAACCATTACCGGCAGTGAAAACGCGTCCACCTCCTATACAGGTATCCCCTACCATTCTTCGAATACCCAGGATCGTCGAACCTCCTCTCCATAGATCTCCTATCTCTACTCGTGCTCGTTCGCGTAGAGAAGAGCTTAATAGATATTTAAGAGAAGGTTAATAAATAATTTTTTAGGGGGCGCCCTTAAACCGTGAAATTATCGACTTGGATCCTGATTCTATCTCTTTGCAAATCGGAGATGCAACGTTTACTTATTATCCTGACAATGCTACAATGGTAGATCTTGTCGGAGAATTACGAGATTACCATAAAAAATATCCTACACGTAGTGTTAAAGATAAGTATGTTCGTGCAGCAGCACGTTTGAATCGTGAAGAACGATATGATTTACCGATTCCTAAATAAATTTTGATCTTATCTTATTACAGTTATTGGAGGCGATCGGCATTAGCCGAGGAAAGCCGACGTGTCCCGCGCAGAGCATCGAGCGTTCCAAAACAAATAATTCCTGATTTAGGGCTTGATT